TTTTGGTAGTCACGGATGGTCAGTTCCGGGGTCGTGCGGATGTTGACCTTGTCGCCGAAACCAGTGATTTCACCACTGTAATCGGTGTTAGCGATGGCCGCGCAAACGGTTGCATCGTAGAAGTTGGCGATCAGCTTGCTCGACCAAATTTCGGGAATAAAATTTCCGGTGTAGTTTGCGCCGCCGCCGGCTACTGGGAATGCCATGATGAAGCTCCTAAATAATCAAAGGTTATGCAGCACGTCGCACGATGCGACCTTCTTGCTGCGCTAAAAAAATGTCTTGCTCAAGCGCCTTAAACTCGGCTTCCTTACCTGCGTACTTGCCGCGGCGTTTGTCATCGTACAGCGCCGTGATTTCACGTGGGTCCCACTGACGCCCGGTTTTATCAGTTGGGGCAACACTGAGGTTGCGCCCTGGGGCCTGCTGCAGTTCGAGTTCACGCTTGGTATTGGTGCGAGCTTGCGTCTGACCTTGAGTTCCAGAGAGCGACTTCCACGAGTTGAAGATAGTAACCACGCGAGGTACGTCACCGGCACGCTGCGCATCGACCAGGTATGTCTGGCGAAGAATGCCAGTCATCGGGTCGGCGGTCAGCAGCCATTGGTGGAACTGCGGGTTTGCGTTAACCTGTTCATAATCAGGCACAGCACGGGCCAGACCAGCGAAGAATTTCTCTTGCGCGGTCTGCTGGTTTTCTTGCGCCAGGCGTTGCACTTCAGGAACGACTCGGCGCATGCCGTCAACGTCCTGTTTTAGCGATCCGACGGCGCCAGCGAAGTCTTTTAACTCCTCGCGGGCCGCGCGGCGCGCCATGTCTACCAGGTCTGTACCATAGTCCGCAGTGTCCTGATCGGTCAGGAATTTGGATTGGGCCATACCGGTAACTGGTGCGGTCTGAAGGGTCGATACCAGTTGCTGTAACTGCTGAACTTGCTGTTCCAGGGAGTTGACACGTCCTTGCGCGGAGTTATATACCCCTTGCAGAGAGCGCCAGCGCTGGGCATAGGTCACACTGTTTTCATCGTCAACGGGGGTTGTCTCCTGCGCTTTGACAGGCGCTACAGCCTCGGGGGCGGGTTTCGGTACCACGTCAGTGACGTCGGCTGCCTCCGGCTTCTTCACGCCGTAATGGGAGTCAACAAGGGACTGCGCTGCTTCAACCTGTTTACGAAGTTGCTCTGGGAGATTTGCCATTTCCTTGCCTTTCAATTGCTAAGGAGTTTCATCACGGCCAAAAAGAGCCTGCTGTAGTTCAGTCAGGGTCTGGACGCGGCCGCGCAGTACGTCCAAATTTGCAGCTGTCCCGTAGGGCAGCTTTTCAAGTTCTTCCTGGCGCCACACGCGCAGGAATTCCCCCAGCTCCGGGTACTGCCGCGCGAGTGTCTCGAACGACTGTTTGTAAGCTGTGGGGATTTTTTTCATTACTGGGTTTTGATGATCAAGAACGTGTATGCGCCAGAAGTGGGTGTACCGCCGGTAGCGTTGGCTGCGAACGTGATGGCCAACGAGTTGGCACCGTTCGGTGTGCACTTGGTAATCCAAGTGGCAGCCTGTGTGGGGTAGCGTACAGCGATCACGATGTCGTTGAGTTCCACACCGGGGATGCCGGTCAGGGTCTGGTCCACTGTGGCCGAAGCGGCAACCGCTGCGGGGGTCAGGGTGACGGTCACCAGCGAACTGGGGGCTTTTTCCGTCGCGGCAAAGCGGCCGGCTGCGGGAATGCCACGGCCTTCGCCGACACGGATGAGGTTGGTGCTAAAGTCCTCATATCTCATAGGGTTTCTCCTTAATCTGCAACGGTGACTGGCGTGCGATGCGCTTCCAGAATACGCTGCCTGTACGCCGCATTGTACTTGTCGCGGCGTGCCTTGTGGAAAGAACCGTTATTGTGCTGTTCAACTAGGTTGGACGTCACATCGTATTCCTTGCAATACTTGCACGGGCGCTTATCGTAGCTCCCCGTGGCTTCAAATGACCGCATGCGCTGATGTAGCAGCTTGTGGTACGCGCGGTCTGGACACACAACTAAATTAGTTGGACGGTTATCGCTGTGGTTTTCGTTGACATGGTGCACTTCTGCCGGTTTGCTCAGTGCTTTGCCTAGGGCACGCTCCACAACTAAATGGTGCTCCATACGGTATTTGCCATCCACCATGACGTGCACATAGCCGTCTGCACGGACAGAGCCTTTACCAAAGTCGGTTTGGATTGTCATGGCCGATTTATAACACATTAACCGACCGTATCGCCCAATCCGAGGGTGATATACACGTCAGTTGCCGCCCCGGAAGCGATCAAGTTGATGTTGGTCGCGTTGCCTTTTTCCAGC